TGCTAGATTCTTAGCTGCTTGAATAGTTGTATTAGTTGTTAATGGTTTAACATCATGTTTAACAACTTGTTCAGGTGTAGCTTTCTCAAGTCGTTCAAGATAAGCAATCACATCTGGATCTTTTGCTAAACGAGCACCTGCCGCAGATGCAGTCTTTTCAGGGCATCCAGCCAAAATGGCAGCTTCTTTATTATCTTTGCCGTTTCGTTTTGCGAGGGCAAATGCCTTCTTTTTTTCTGTTAAAGCCATGTACCCTCCTTTAACATATTTATGAAATGGGAAATTTTTTTATAAGTGAGAGGGCGGGCGGTGTCCGAGCACTTAGCTCTCTGAACTTTTGACTCCCCCCACCTAGCTTTCTGGAAATAAAATCCAAGTGCAAATTGCCGATATGTTTGCTGCCATAAAACCTACAGCAACAATCTTTGCAGACTCAGGGTTAGACTCAAATGCCTTTACCTGAACCAGGACGACCACCAACGATGCAGAAGTGCCCTTTTTGAATTAATCCAACCAGGTTATCCAGTTGGGTTAAGTTGAACTTTACGCCTGTGTATTGCTTGTTAGCTTTGGCCTCAGCCTTTTGAATCAAACGGTCTGTAGCGCGGTTCATTGCTTCTTCAAAAGTGAAGCTAGTCTTCTCAACATCGTTTGAAGTTTTCTTTCCATCCAGGATGCTTTCTGCCGCAATGTGAACGTCAGGAATTGTTAAGTCTTTAGCAATCTCAGCAATGCTTTGCCCGATATGCTCAACTTCACGGTGTGCCTTGAACTTGTTCAACTCAGCAACGTAAGACTCTAGGTTGTAAAAGCTTGAAGGCGCTTCACTGCTCATTTGAAGAAGGTATTCAGAACCGCCCATCAAATGAATTACGTTTTTCTGCTTAAGCTGCTGCTCAACCATTACAAAGTCATAAGGCTTGTTTTCATTAGCAAGGTCAGCAATTGCCTGGAAGATTTGCTTATGGCGTTCTGGAAAGAAGCACTCAATATCAAGATCATTGCTTACAACGTCAAACGATTTATCCACAGTCATTAAAGCTGTAAGAACCGCTTGTTCCATAGGGATGTTATGAATATTTGACATTACCAATCCCCCATGTCTGCTTTGAGTTCAGAAGGATTGATGTTTTGTGCAACACCGCTAGCCTGTTGGAGTAAACGCTCTACGAGCTTGTAGTCACGCTTAACCCACTTCACAAAGTTTGAATACATCTGAGTGCTTGTTACTGCACCAGTGATGATTTTGTTTTCGTAGTGTGGGTTGATTTCAAGAAGTAACTCGTCAACTTGCGCTTGGCTGATTTTTGGTAAACCAGAACGTTGTAACCAAGAATTGAGTTGATGAAGATTAGGTGTCCAGATCTTTAGAATTTCATCGACTGGATTTTGTTGAGCGTCACTCTCTCTATAATTATTTCTATAAGTATTATCTATTGTGTCTTTACTAGGTAAAGTGCTCGTACTTTCCTTAGTAAAGTGCTCGTGCTTTACTAGGTAAAGTGCTGTACTAGGTGAAGTACTTTCCTTAGTAAAGTGGTCAGACAGCGAAACTTCGTTAATTTTGTACTGATTTCCTAATTTCGGATGTGTAGAAATAACACTGATAACACCCAATGAAATTAATTCCTCAAGCCCTTTACTAACGGTTTTTGAGCTTGATTTTCTAGCTTTGGGATTGTCTTTGTGACGCTTCTCTTCCTGTAATTGTGAGTAGCTAACATAATCCGATTCTTTATTGAACCCACTGATGTAGCTCTCGAGCATGAAGTAGACATGTCGAGCAGCATCAGAAATGAACGGATATACATCACGTCTGTATTGCCAGCTTGAGCGAACATGACCCTCCTCGAACTTGTCTGTCATATTGCCCTTACCTTTTGAAATTGGAATAATTTCAGCCTGCTTCAATGCACCCATCAAACACCTCTCAATACAAATGCAGCTAAATCAGCTTTTGCTTTAGCCAATGCCATAGAGTTTTCGAGAGTTCGATTAAGCACATAAGCCTCAACCGCTTTTTGAAACAAACTAATCTTCCGATTTAGTTCAATGTCTGCTAATATTGAATGGTTCATTTGGTCCTTCTCCGATTGAACGTGAAGCCTGATGTAAGAGATCAGTCTTTTTTAGTGGCTATTACGCCGAAATCCTCGACCTCCCTAAGCTTCACAATGTTTCCATTGTTACGGCCTGTATTCCCTGTTAATCCCAAGCGATTCATTTTCTCTGCTGCTACAGTTACGGTATGCCATTCACCCATGATCATTTTTTCTAGGAGAACGCTACCTTGAGCAGCAATGTCATTTCCCTCCAGTTCAGCCAATACCACCAAGCGGCTATGCATGTCTTGGTCAATTCGAATATGGATGGATTTTTTCTCAAGACT